CTGCTCAGTCCCGCTTCTATGAGCCTTCTGATTGGGCGTATGCAAAGTTCACGTTGCATTTCGCTGATGTGCTGCTGAAGTCGTCCCGCCCTTCTGGGCAACTGTTGTCAACCGTGCAAACGATGTTGACGGATTTGTTGCTGACTGAGGGTGCCCGCCGCAGGGTTCGACTGGAAGTGGAGCGTAATCAGTCTGAGGCTGCGGTTCTGGACGTGGCAGATATGTTCCGGGCGCGTTTAGCGCAGGGATAGGGAACTGCCGGGGTTGAGGAGTTGTAGCGCGGGTTTGTGTGGCCCGCTTTGCTCCTCCTCCCCCGGCTTCTACTTCTGAAAGGTGACCGGTGGATTTTTCTTGGGTGTTTGTGTGGGTTGTTTTCCCGTTGGCGATGGTGTCTGCGGTGGCGTGGTTCGGGATACAGATCGAAAGGAATGTTGTGTCAGAAGTCCAAGATGTTGTTGATGCGGTTGTGGGTCAGCTTGGCAAGGTGCGCGATGAAATCCTAAGCCGGCTCTCTGAGGTTCAGGATCAGATCGACGCTGCCGGGGTGAAGGAGGAGGTTGATCTGTCGGGTTTGGTGGCGATTGCGGATGCGTTGGATGCGATTGTGCCGGATGCGGCGGTTGAGGCTGAGGTTGATGTTGAGTACGAGGGCCTTGATGTCGAGTTCGAGGACGAGGTTGTCGAGGAAGACGTTGTTGATGAGCCTGTCGAAGGCGAAGACAAGTAACTGACCCCGTTTGGGGTGGCCTGTAGCTCAGTGGCAGAGCCTTAGTGCCCAGGTTCGATTCCTGGCAGGTCAGCTATTGCAAAGCGGTAGACGCTTTGTGGTTTACCCTTTGCAATTTTTCTTTTGGAGGTTGGAATGCCGCTTATGCATTCGGTGGGTGTTTCTCTGCGTGACACGGTGATGTATCTGACCCGTGGCCGGGATTTCGTGTGGAATATCAAGTTGGTTGACCCGTGCGGTGATCCGCAGGAGTTCCCTGCCGGGGATTTGTTTTATGAGTTCGCCAATGGTGAGCGGTGGTTTTTTGAGGTCGACGGCGGGTTGGCTTCTATCAAGGTTGAGTCTGAGGTCGCTGATCGGGTGTCGAATCGTGCGCGGTGGCAGTTGGTGTTTTTGCCGGAGGGTGAGCCTGCTGGTGGCATTGCTTGGGCGCGGGGTTATGTGAAGGTGGAGATGTAGATGTCTTGCGGTTGCGTTTCTTCGTGCGGTGGTGCGTCTTCGTGCGGTGGTGTGTCTGCTGGTGGGTTGGTGGTTGGTGTTCCTGGTCCTCGTGGGCCGGTGGGGCCGGCTGGTCCTGCTGGCCCTGCGGGGTCTGGCAACGGCGACAAGGGCGATAAGGGTGATCCTGGTGTTCCGGGCAGGGACGGCGTTGATGGCCGTGACGGCGTAGACGGCGCACCCGGTGCCCCAGGCCGGGATGGTGTCGACGGCGCTCCCGGTGAGAAGGGCGATCCTGGTCCTTCGTCGTGGGCCGCTATCCCCGACCGACCTGAGAATGTTCCTGGTGGGTTCCCTGTGCTTGACGCCGCCGGTTTGGTTCCCGGTGAGCATGTGCGGGTGGTGTCCACGACCATTGAGGATTCCTCAGCGGTGGGTAGGGCTGTGGTTGTTGCCGCCGATGAGGAGGCGGGCCGGGAGGCGTTGGGTACCCCGAGTGTGTATCGGGCTTCGCGTGTGGTGACGGGTGCGGGTATTGATCTGACTGGTGCCACCCCGTCTGATGCGGCGTTTCAGGCGATCCTGAACGCGGCTGCGGCTGATGCTGCCGCTGATGGTGGTGTGGTTGAGGTTTACGTCCCGCCGGGTGTGTTGTCGTTGACTTCCCGGATCAGGGTCGGTGCGGGTGTGACCTTGCGGGGCGCGGGGATTGGTGCGACAACTCTGAGGAGTTCCAACGAGTTCGGTGTTTTGCAGTTAACGGGCGCTTCGGATATCACGGTGTGCGATCTGGACCTGCAAGCAACGGCGGCTGGAACTAAGTCCATTGTGGTGGACGGTGAATTTTCGACCGGGGTGCAGAAACGTGTCACGGTGACGAGGTGCCGGATCGTTGGCAGCACTAACGCTGCGGTGAGGTTCCCGTTCGCTGTTGAGAACTTGACGTTCAGCGACAACATTGTTGAGGACTGCGATTTTGGTGTGACGGTGTATGCGCCGACTGTGGACTCCGGTTTCAACTCCAGTCAGATCGTTCTGTCTGGGAATAGGTTCCGGCGTGTCGGTTCGGTCAACCTGGGCATCATGGGTGGGGTTAACTTCATCCCCGGCAGTAACCCGCCTGAGCGTATTTACATGGACGATGACGGCAAGACGATCTCCAATGTGTTCGACGTTGAGGTCAGCGGCAACCAACTCCGGGAGTTCGCCCAGACCGGCCCTGATGGCCCGATCCCGATAGAGATCACTGGGGTGACGAACCTGCGGGTTGCCCATAACACGATTGATGGGCCGTCCACTCGCGGTATCAGCACCGGGTTCAACGTCAATGCGTCCATTGTTGGCAACACGATCCGTGACCAGGAGCGGTACGCCATTGAGCTTAATGGCGGGCAGCAGATCAGCATTGTCGGTAACGTCACTGAGGGTTGTGAGACTTTCGCTACCGAAAGCAACACCCTGGACGTTTCGGCGCGGTTGTCCGATCTGCTCATTGCGAACAACGTGTATTTCGGCAGCGGACGAACCCAATCAAAGACTTCTGACGCGATAGCGTTGCGGTTCGCTCGCCGGGTCCGCATCACCGGCAACTTGTTTACCGATTGGCAGTTTCTGCGTTCCGCTATCCGTATCGGTGATGGTAAATCCCCGGTTGCGGAGGATGTTGTGGTGGAGGGCAACACGTTTGTCATCTCCGATCCCGAAACACCGTTGATGGCTGTTGATGTTCGTTCCGCGTTACGCACCCAGGTAGCCCGGAATGTTTTCCGTGTCAACCGCGATCTGGTGGCCGGCGATCAAGGCGATGCCGTTATCACGGCGACGATGACAGCATTGACAGAGGACACCCTTATTGAGGGTAACCACATTGCTTTTACCGGTGATGTGGCTGCGGCAGCATTCGCGTCGGGAATTGGAAACAAGAACGCGTCCCCCGATCCGTGTGTGGGGTTGACTGTTCGGGGCAACCACGTCATTGGTGGGCCGCGTGGTCTGCGTTTGCTGACGAACAGCCCCGATCTTGTTGCCCACACGAATGAAACAGCCAGTTGTGTCAACCCGAATGTCATCCCGGCTGGTGCGTTGGGTTTGCCTGCGGTGGAGTTGGGGAGTGCGTCTGATACGACGTTGACCCGGCTGTCCGCTGGGGATTTGGGTGTCGCTGGTGTGCCGGTGGTGACGACGACTGGGGTGCAGCAGATCGCTAACAAAACGGTCAGCACATCGACGTTAGTCAACCCGGTGGTTCAGGGTTCGATTGACCTGAATGGTGATGTTCGCCTTGTGGCTTCGACTACTGTCGCATCCGGTTTTTACCGGCTTCGTTTGGAGAACAAGAACAGTGTGCCGTTCGCTGTTTTCCAGAACAGTGCTAGCGAGAACTTCAAGACGCGGTTGCAGGTCAATGTTGATGAAGCCGCCAATGTAGTGCGATTCCAGGCGCTCTCCAATGCCACGCCAGCGGACAACTCCGCGAACACAGGCATTGATTTGTTCCCGATGGGTTCGGGTGTGGTGACTGCACGAAACGTGCCGGTGGTGACCACCACGGCTGCTCAAACCCTTGCGAATAAGACGTTGACCTTCCCGACGTTGACTTCCCCGCTTTTGAACGATCCGACGTTGAACAACCCGGCGATTAACGCCAAAACGGTTGAAGTCAAGGACTCCGGGAAAACCCTGTTTCGCGTTACTGGTTGGTCAACGGGCGATCCTGAAGGGTATGTGGATGTTCGGACTGCAAGAAACGATTTTCCATTCGTGCAGATCGGCGCAGAGTCGGACTCGTTGGCGGATGTGGGGATCGCTTTTGCCCCGAAGGGCAAAGGCGCTGTCACAGTCAACGTAGGTGCTGCTATCAGCCCTACAGGGTCAGCGCGGACCTTCCCGGTTGGTGTGAAGACCACCGTTCCGACCAACTCAACCACCGCCGGTGCTCCCGGCCAGTGGGCTGAGGACGACAACCATTTGTACATCTACACAGGTGATGGCACGGCTCATGCGTGGCGCAGGGCCGCGCTCGAAACGTGGTGAAGGAGAACCAGTTATGGCTAAGTACGATGCGGCTTTCGCGGAGTTGCAGGCGAAGCTCGCCGCTGTCCTAGCAGTAGTCGAGGATAACCCTGATCTGGCCTCCTGTCTTCGGGACCAGTTGGGTGTAGCCGAAATCCCGGATGTGAAAGGTGAGTCCCCCGCTTATGACGAGGCGCGGGCGAACGCGTTGAGCGCCGAGTTGCGGAACTTCGATGCCGCACTGGGAGTGAGCCAGCCCGAGCCTGAGCCTGAGTTTGAGGTTCTTGTCGAGGACGACTGCTAGTGGCGTTCGAGAAGGTTCTGAACCTCCCACCACTGGACGTGATCGGGCAACAAACGATTTTCCATTGCGGCCCTGGGTCTGCGGAAAACATCCTCATTTCGCTGGGTATCCCGGCTGATGAATGGGAACTGGCTATGGCGTGCCGTACCACCGAAAATGGTACGGACTGGATCGGCCAGATTCGGGATGTGTTGCAGCAGCGGGCGCATCACATGGATTGGCGTTTGCAGGAAATGCCTAACGATCCGGCTACCCCGCAGCAGAAGCAGAAGCTGTGGGATGACGTGTTCAACAGCATCGTTCATGCTGGGGCACCGTGTTTGATGAACTTCGTCGCACCGATGTCGAACTACCCGCGTGCATCCCGCCCAAGCCCGATTGATGGTCAGGTTCGCAACCCTTCCTACGGTGGGGGAACCGTCTACCACTACGTCACCTGTTTTGGGGTGGCTGAGGACGATAACGGCACGAAGCACATGCTGATCGTGGACAGCGGATTCAACCCGACTGTGTATTGGGTTACGCATGACCAGTGCGCCACTCTGATCCCCCCGAAGGGGTATGTGTACGGTCACGCCGAGCCTGTCGGTGTTCCGGTCCTGCCTGGGCCTGCCGCCGCGTTGGATGAGGCTGAGGCTTTGTCCATTGCGATGGGTGGTTCGTTGGGCATTGACCGGTACCGGGCTTTGGTGCCTGCGGTGAAAGAGGCGTTGCGGCAGTCGGAATGCACGAACCCGCGCCGTGTCGCCCAGTGGTTCGCGCAGATTGGGCATGAGTCGGCTGGTCTTCGTTACATGGAGGAGATTGCTGATGGGTCCGCGTATGAGGGTCGCGCTGATCTTGGCAACATCCAGCCTGGTGACGGTATGCGCTACAAGGGTCACGGGCCTATCCAGATCACGGGTCGGGAAAACCATCGACAGGTCAGTGAGTGGGCGTACCGACATAATTACGTCCCTACCCCAACCTATTTCGTGGACAACCCGCAGGAGTTGGGTGGGGACACGTTCGCGTTCCTTGGCACTGCTTGGTATTGGACGGTTGCGAGGGGTACGCAGATCAATGATGCTGCGGATCGTGAAGACCATGAACAGGTGTGCCGCCTCATTAACGGTGGACTGCACGGGTTCGATGATCGGGTTCAGCGATACCACAAAGCCATTCAGGTTGCGGATCAGTTTGTTCCTAGAGGAGAACCTGATGTGGCCGCTCCCCCCGCAGTGGATGTACCCGCACCTAGCGCGTCTACTCCGCTGACCGGTCTGCCCAGGCACCACTCCCAACCGGAGAACGTCGAGGGCGCTTTGTTGAACATCCGGGCTGAGGGTTTGTTGACTCAGCGTTTGGTGTTCGAGATTGCGATGCGTGCGGGTGTGGATGCCCGCACGATTTATGAGGAAACTCGTAACAGTTTCTAGGAGGAATTGACCGACGATGATGCCGTGGGAGAGCCAACAACCTGGCCCGCCACCCCCACGGCCCGCCCCGCAGCCACCCGGACCGGTGGCACCCCCGGCACCCCAGCAGATGCAGTACGACGTTGTGCAGGCACCGGGTTACACCTACACCCCGGCTCCTGTGCCGCAGTACCAACCGCCACCCCCACCGTCGCCGCCTGCGGCCCCGGCGTTTGATCTGAACTCAATCATCAAAGAGGCTGTGAACACCGCTGTTCAGCAGAACAAGCAGCAGATGGTGGAGAACACGCAGAAAGCGATCCAGAAAGCTGTCGATAAGAAAACCGACCAGCTTGAGGATCAAGTCGAACACCTAGAGGAATCGTTCTCCGGTGGCGTTGTCACCACAAGGACGTTCATTCAGGGTGCGGCGGTCGATATCGGTTTCGCGGCTTTGGCTGCCGGCGCAACGCTTATCGGCCCCGACGCTGACCTGTTCGACAAAGAACTGTGGACCCTTGTGGGAGTGATGATGCTCAAGACCGTCATTCAGACCGGGATGTCGTATGTGATGCGGATGCAGGTCCGCAATGGGTGAGTCGACGGTTTTGTTGCTGCTTGTGGTCGCCGTGATTGCGGTTGGTGTGTACCTGTCCATGAATCAATGACATGGAACACACCGTGCTGTTGAACAACGGTGAGTGCGTGACGTTGGTTGGCGAGTTGGAGTTAGTCGGGGATCACATGGTGCTGTCCAACGGTCATTCCACATACAGGTTCCATTGGTCGAACGTGCTGTATTGCCGTTCCAGAGTTAAACGATGAGGAGGTATCGGGAGTGGGCGAAACAGAACTACTCCCGGCACCACCGCATGTGATCGGCCCCACCTGGCGCAAAACCGTTGACGGGGCATGGCATCTGCCCGAGCGCACCCTTGGTTGGGGTGTGTTGAATTGGTGGGCTCAGTACGTTAAGACTCCCGGTGGGGAGAACGCCGGCGAGGCTTTCCTGCCCACTTTGGAGCAAGCCCGCTGGGTGTTGTGGTGGTACGCCGTTGATAACGAGGGGCGTTACTACCACCGCAACGGTGTGTTCAGGCGCATGAAGGGGCACGGTAAAGACCCGTTAGCGGCTGCGTTGTCGCTGGTGGAGTTGTGCGGCCCAGTAGCTTTCAGCCATTTCGCAGGCACAGAGGTTGTGGGTAAGCCTAGGCACGCCGCGTGGATTCAGATCGTCGCGGTGTCCCAGGAACAAACCAAGAACACAATGAGTTTGTTCCCGGTGATGGTGTCCTCACAGTTGAAAGAGGACTACAGCCTTGAGGTCAACAAGACCATCATTTACAGTGCGGCGGGCGGCAGGATCGAAGCTGTCACATCCTCCCCGCACTCGATGGAGGGGAACCGCCCCACCCTGGTGATCCGTAACGAAACCCAGTGGTGGGTGGACTCCAATGACGGGCATGAACTCGCCGGTGTCATCGAGGGCAACGTCACGAAGATCCCCGGTGCCCGCATCCTGTCGATCTGCAACGCCCACATCCCCGGTGATGACTCCGTTGCCGAACGGGACTATGACGCTTGGCAGGCGGTCCAGTCCGGTCAGGCTGTCGATGTCGGCACCCTGTACGACGCACTCGAAGCACCAGCCGACACCCCTGTGTCGGAGATACCGTCTGAGCGGGAAGACCCGGAAGGGTACGCCGCAGGGTTGGCGAAGCTTCGTGAGGGTATTGAGATAGCCCGTGGTGATTCGGTGTGGCTTCCGGTCGATTCGATCATCGAATCGGTTCTGGATGTTCGCAACCCGGTCACCGAGTCTCGCAGAAAGTTTTTGAATCAGGTCAACGCATCCGAGGACTCTTGGATCGCACCCTATGAGTGGGATGCAATCTCTGACACCGAAGCCCGTTTGGTTAAGGGCGACAGGATCACGTTGGGGTTCGACGGGTCGAAGTCGAATGACTGGACGGCTCTTGTGGCCTGCCGTGTCGAGGACGGGTGCCTGTTTTTGGTGAAGGCGTGGAACCCTGCGAAGTATCCGAGCGAGGAAGTTCCCCGTGAGGATGTGGATGCCACGGTGCGGTCGATGTTTGAGTCCTACGACGTGTTGGCTTTCCGCGCTGATGTGCGCGAGTTCGAGGCGTATGTGGATCAGTGGGGCCGGGACTTCAAGAAACGCATGAAGGTGAACGCTTCCCCGAATAACCCGGTGGCGTTCGATATGCGTGGGCAGACGAAACGGTTCTCGTTTGATTGTGAACGGTTTCTTGATGCGGTGATCGAGCAGGAAGTAACCCATGACGGGAACTTGACTTTGCGCCAGCATGTGCTGAACGCGAAGCGGTACCCAACCAATTTTGACGCTATTTCGATCCGAAAGGCGTCTAAGGATTCGTCGCGGAAGATAGATGCGGCTGTGTGCGCTGTGCTTGCGTATGGTGCCCGCCACGACTTCCTGATGTCGAAACGTAACCGATCACGGAAGGCGGTGGTGTTGAAATAATGGCTGAGTTAGAAAAGCTCCGCGATGAAATGCTAAACGCCTACGAGAACCGACAGATCCCGCTCCGCGAGGACAAGGCGTATTACGACAGTGTTCGCCGGCCCGACGCTATCGGGTTGGCGGTACCTATTGAGATGCGGCGTCTGCTAGCCCATGTGGGCTACCCCAGGTTGTATGTGGATGCGGTTGCGGAACGCCAGGAGGTTGAGGGGTTCAGGCTTGGTGGCGCTGACGAGGCTGACTCCGAGTTGTGGGATTGGTGGCAGGCCAACGATCTTGATGTTGAGGCCACGCTAGGCCATACGGATGCCCTGATTTACGGGCGTGCGTACATCACGGTCGCTGCGGCTGATCCGAAGCTGGATTTGGATGTGGACCCGGAGGTTCCGATCATCCGGGTTGAACCTCCGACAGCGTTGTACGCGGAGATTGATCCGCGCACACACAGGGTCACTAGGGCTGTGCGGGCTGTCTACAACGATGAGCAGACCACTCTGGTTGCTTCGACGTTGTATCTGCCGGATGAGACTGTCCAGTGGGTGCGTGAGCGCGGTGTGTGGAAACAGTTGTCCCGTGTCCGGCACGGCATGGAAATGGTGCCTGTTATCCCTA